ATCGCTCCCCGCTGCGGCATGACTTGCAGCATGAAGATTCGGGTCGCGGTCATCCGAAAGCCGCGCATCGTCGCCAGCGCAAAAGCTCCCTGCCACGTTTGAAAATGAACCCGCCTCGATGACGCCGTTGGTGCCTGTTTTTAAAGGGAGGTTGGCTGTGGTGCCGACTTTTCCGTCATTTGTTATGTTGCCGTGGACATGGGAGAGCGGCGTTCTTGCGTCACTTAGGCGGGCATCATTACCCTGACAGGCAGTTCCAGCCGTAGATCCGTAGCTGACCGTGAGCGTTCTATTGGCTGTAAAATCTCCCCCACCTGTAAGCCCCGTCCCAGCACTAATTGATCGGCTTGTTGGCACACCTCCGATATTAGTTAGTGCGGTTGCGGGATTGCTGACATCACTGAGATTGTTAACCTCTAAAAGCGCACCTTGCGCCGTCAAAAGCCCGCCTACATTGATTGTCCAAGCCGTAAATGGCCCTCCCGAACCTTCTACGGTATCGACATTAACCACCAATGATGTTCCAGAATAGCTGGTAACAAAAGCATGCATGTGTCGGGATGCATCGTATACAATGGTAACGTCCTGTGTCGGGGTGTAGCTAAGTCCCGATTGGACAATAAATGTCTTAGAGCCAGTAGTGAGAGAATGGGATGATGTGCTGGTTGTTAGATATCGGTCTCCGCGATTTGCCAGCGTAAATGCCGTAGTGGCGACTTGTGTGGTGTCAGTTCCAGCAGCAGCGGTAGGTGCTGTCGGGGTTCCCGTGAGAGCGGGAGATTCGAGATTGGCCTTAAGGTCTAGTGCCGTCTGGGTGGCTGTAGAAATTGGCTTTGAGGCATCACTTGTGTTATCCACATTGGAAAGCCCGACATCAGACTTGGTGGCAGATGTTCCAGTTGTGACTCTACCCTTGGTGTCTACTGTGACTTTGGTATAGGTTCCCGCGCTCGCGCCCGAAGCAGCTAAAGTGGGATTGGGATATGTTCCCGTAAGATCTCCGCCTGCGGGGCCACTTGGCGCTGTGGAGATAGTTCCCCATTCAGGGGCAGTGGCTCCGCTGTTTACCTTGAGGACTTGGCCTGCTGTTCCGATAGGAAGCCTCTCGTTGACTAGAGGGCCACGATAAAGGGTATCGCCTTGGTTGGTGAGGATAGATTCTCCTCCCCCTCCAGAAGTGCCATAGCGGGGCAATACCTGCCATCCACGGGTGGCCCCTGTGTAAATCAGGGTAAAGTAAGCCCCCTCGACGTTACAGACCAGATTCTCGTTAAGGCTTTCAATGGGTTGGCCGTTGCGGGCAATCGTAAGAGGGTTGGTGTCGAAGGTTTCAGAAAAGTCAAAGATGTCTACTGCATCTCCATTGCTGGGATTGAGCGGAAGGGTAAGAGTAAATGACCCTCCAGAGGTATCTGCTGCGATTAGATCTGCCGCCTCTAGGGTGCGGGCTGATGAGACTACCGTGTAGTTGATATCGGGCTGCGGGCCAGTCTGCCCCACGGGCCCCCGTTCGATGACCTCAATGATCTCAATCTCCCTCTCTGTGATCTCAATGACCTCTTGGCTCATCGGGCAATCTCCTGATAGACCTTGGCCTTACCTGTGGCGAATGCGATGTAGGTGTAGCCGAGGTAGAGTTCGATTTCGTAGACGTTGTCGCCTGCGGTGAGGTTTGCGGCCTGTGTGGCGGTGATTTCGATTTCGATGGTGCCCGCGCTTCCGCCCAATGTAATCCCGCTTCCAGAGGTCAATGTGAGCAAAGTAGCACTATCCTTGGCGCACTCACGGATGACCATGTTGGCCCCGTAGCCCGAAAGATTGACTGGAACATTAGACTTCCCCTTGCAAGACTTGGTCAGATAACGAAACTTCGCCGTCCATGTCTTTCCTTGGACGATTTCAATATCTCTCTCAAGTCTCCAGTAGTTAGTCATTTATACAGCGGAACACGAAAGCTAACATTGCTGCCATTAGTCTGAATTGTAACATCCATCCAAGCGACATGGTTGTTGAAATTTCCCGCATTTGTCGGGTTGGAATTTGTGGCAAACACTGCCGCTTGGAAGTTGGCATTATTAGTGTTGGTTAGGGCGGGAAGGCCGAGGCCGAGATTAGTGCGGGTTGTGGCAATGTTTGATGCGGCGTTTGAACCAACAAGAGAAATTGATCCATTGTCAATTTGAACAGTCCCTTGAAATGTTTGTGTTTCGGGCTCGTAACGAAGATCACCTAACCAATAAATTGCCCCATTTGAAAAATTAAGTTGCCCAACATCCAAAGAAACATTTTGAAAAGAAACACTATTTGTTGTTCCCAACCCCAAATTAGTTCTGCTTGCCGCCGCATTAGCTGCTGCGTTGGTTCCCGAAAAGAAGATGGGCTCAATGTAGGAGATGTTATCGGCCAATATCCATGCTCCGCTGCGATACATCAACAAGACCGCTTCATCAAGCTGGTTGAGTGTGATCAGGTTGGTTGCCGCGCCCAATTGCCTAATTTCCGTTACCGCATTGGTTGTCTGGGCCAAATGAATAATAGTTGCTCTATCTCCTTCAAATGTGGTTGCGGGATTTGTGGGAAGCGTTACAGTGTTGGTAATTCCAGATACAGAAAGAGCAAGGCTGAACAAGAATAGGTTGCGGCTATTTGTCGCGGCATTTGTTGATGTTCCAGTAACATTTGTCTGGTATTGAACAGTTGTGGATATCGGGGCCACTGCCCAGAAATTGGTCGGGCTTACCACCTCTCCATTGGTATTCACCAATACTGGATTGGTATTAGATCCAAATAGTGCCGCTTGGAATGTTGAAGAATTTGTATTTGTGAGACCAGACCAAGGAATGCCTAGATTTGTGCGGGTTCCACCTGCGGAATCTAACGCGAATTCAATCGGAAGGGCCGTTTCAACATTTTCAGCATTTGCGCTAAAATAAGAATTTGTTCCAGATCCAACACCCAAGGTTGGAACAACAATCTCTCCAAACTGAACAATACTGTTCGTTCCCAGACCAATGTCTGTACGGAAATTTGTGACATTAGTGTTGGTAAGCCATGTGGCTCCAAGCCCAATGGCATTACGGAAGTTTGTGGCATCTGTATTTGTAAGCGCAGACCAGCCCAATCCAAGATTGGTTCTTGCTGCTGCGGCGTTGGTGGCTCCAGTTCCGCCACTTAAAATGGCCACCGCTCCAGAAATATTGGCCGCTGTTATATTTGTTAACCCCGCGCCACTTCCGTTGGTGTGGAGAAGTAATGTTGGAAAATTTGTAAGATTAATTGCGTTTCCATCTGTTGCCAAAGCGCCAATTGCGGTTCTAGCGGCTGCTGCGTTTGTGGCAATAAACACAGCATCGCCAACTATTGTAGAACCAAGATTCTGACGAGCGTTGGCTGCGTTTGTTGCTCCTGTACCACCACTGGAAATAGCAAGCGTTCCTCCAATGTTAGTGAATGTAACTGTAGAAATATTGGATGCGGGGATGATTCCAACGAGATTTGTAGCCTGAAGATTTGTTAGGCTTCCTCCATTGCTGGTTGCTAAATTGGAAAGAGCAGAAGAAGATGATTGAAATGCTGTTGCGGGATTTGTGGCGGCAGTGCCCAAACCGAGTCCAGTGCGGGCATTGGAAGCGTCCGCGCTCCAAAAATTAGTCGGCTGGACTACGGCATTATTGGTTCCAACCAGAACGTTGCGAGTTTGCCCGAAGCCCGAAACAACCAAGGCTCCACTGATAATAAGTGAGAGAATATATTTCATTGTTACATTAGTCGCTTCCAAACCCGCTTGGTTCCTGTTTGGCTATCATAGTCGTTGGGTCGGACTACAAAAGGAAGATTTTGGGCATCAGTGCCATTGGTTAGTTGATAAATGGCAGGAAGCCCATCGAGAATAAGAAAAATAACAATACCAACCGCATAAGTTCCACTGACTGTATTAAGGCTGTCTAGATTAGTTGATCCACCGCCATCCAATCCAGTAATTGAAGGTTCAACACGAAGGATATTAACGCTAGGAGTTTGAATCGGGGTTGAAGAAACCCCAATAACACTAGAAGACGGAATAGGAATACAGATCTTGCTCATTTATCGGGTAACCTCTGGTGAAATGATAACATTGCCTTGCAGGATTCGGGTTGTGACGGCCCCGTTGTAAAGCTCAATGTCATATACGGCTTTATCACAAACCGAGAGCGATGCCGTGTCAGACGCCGAAATAAACAGCTTAATAGATCCTGTAGTTTCATTCAAAACAATTCTACCATTAGTTGTGGACAATTCAAGGATTAGTGCTTTAGATTCGGGCTTAGACCGAATGTGCATCTTAGCCGTATAACCAGAAAGATCCACGGGAGCCGAAGGTTCACCCGTTTCATAAAATAAAGTTTGATTGAAGGTGGCACCTTGAAACACGCAGATATCCGCCTCCGCAATCGGTAGTTGAGCCATAAATGGCAAATAGAATCTACCAATTCTTCTTTATAGTCAAGGCTTGTTTGAGTTTTTTAAACGTCTCTTTGTTGAGCCGTTTCTTTTCCTCAATCGCTTCACTACCCGCCATCGCCCCAAATACTTTACGGGCCACAAAAAGTCCCACAGCAAATGAGTCGAATAAGTCGGGGGACTTGCCGATCCGCTTTTTCATGTCGGTCTTGGATTCAATGATGATCTTGCGGGTTCGACGCACATACTTCCTCTGGGTCATTTCCCATGCCAGATCAGGAGTAATTCCCTTGAGTTGTTCACATTCTAGGAAATAGCGGGCAGCGAAGCAGAGTTCTGAGGCCATATTGTGGAACAATTCCTTGCCGACTTGGGGCTTTCCTGTGACTTCGTTCCTCATGGCATATTGGGCGCTGACTGGTAAATCTGATGCCGCGCCCGCAAAACTCACTGCATGCCAACCTTTTAGGAGTTCCCGTTCACCAATTGACCAGAAAATACCGCCCGCCGAAGCATCCACTCCCATCCATTGATTCGGGATTCCCAGCTTAAGAGATAGATCGTGGATCTGTTGGATCATCTCGTATTGGAAGTCTTCTTGAGACCCAGCCCTTCTGTTGAGGACATATTGTTTTTCGACAGCTATCGCCCACTTGCCACTGATCAGCTTGCCATACTTGAGATGGGTAAACACAAAGCGGTCACCTCCCTCAGTGTAGCTTGGATCAATTCCTGCAATATCTTTCGGGGTTCCGTCCCATATTGGCTTGTCTAGCGCCCCATGGCGGGCTAGTAGGATGTCCGAGACAATCGTGGAGTCATCGGCGTCTGCGGGGGGCCAAAAGCCCCTAAACTTTCTCCAATACTGCGGATTGAGTTCTCCGAGTTCTTTTTTGGCAAGGGCCACATCATTGGGTTTGGGAAGAAACGGATAACGCAACCCCTTACCAGCATCGAATGACTGTTGGTTCGGATTGTCGTTCTCTGAATCAAACCTGATGCACACCCCCTCGATACCAGCCACCCGTATCTTCCAGTTCGGGGTTTGCTCGTCCACACTCATCCATCCCTTGATGGGTTCGCAGAATTTTCCATGGGGGTCAAAAATGGAGGACGGGTTGCCAGCGCCAACAATATAAAGCTCTTGTGCGCCCTTGAATCCCCAGACTGCCTCGTTGATAACCGAAGCCGAGCAGTCTTGTAACTCGTCAATAATCAACACGATACGACGATTTTTCTTACCCTGAAGTCGCTTCTGAGCATCGTCTTTGTATTCATCACCAGCCGCTAGAAGCATAATGGAGGATGCGTCACTCACGCCTGTTTCAGGATCAATAACAGCGCCCTCCTCATCCGAAAGCTTGATGATATCCATGGACTCAATGAGCCTACCAGATGCTAACCCCATGTTTCGGGCTTCGCGATACATCTTGACCAACGCTGCCCAGATACGCTGTTTGGCGTCAATTTTGCTCGTAGAGACCACAATGGTCATTGTATTGATTGGGTCGCAGAACCAATTGACCAGCGCAAACGCCGCCATCCCGTAGGATTTACCAGAGTCCGTTCCGCCAGCGAGACCAGTAACGCTTCGGACAAATCGGTTGCCTGTAGCCTCGTCCACCTCATAGACTTGGTTACAGAATGCCTGTGCGCTGAGTTCCGCCCACCTGTGCCATTGGAAGGTTGGCCAGATTGCCGAGACAACATTGCGATAATGTCGAGCCTTGCCGAGCCCTCCTTCTTCGGGGGTAAGACCCTGCAAGAAGGCGTCCATCTCAATGCGGATTGGCGTAATTGCCTGTCCGTCTTTGGGTAACCACAACCTCCCGTATTTCTCTATCCCTTGATCAACTGTTGCCATTTATGAAATTTATACTAAACTAATCCGAATGGAGAAAAAGCGCAAGAGCGGAGAGCGTGATTGGGATGCGCCAGAAAACCGCATCAAAAAACAGAATGCATTTAGGCTTTACGCCGCTGGGAGGGGATTGCCAGAGGTAATGAAAGCCTTGGAAACAAAGCATAAACCAACTCTGGAAAAGCTAATCTATAGCGAGAAGTGGGACGAGTACGCCAAGGTCTGGCAGGAAAATCCCGAAACAGAGAACCTCTACCCTTGGGATAAAGAGCGTCCCGTAGCCCTAGTTGCCCCCCCCGCCAGAATGGAAGAGATGGATAAAAAACGCAGGCTTGAGTGCATTAAGGGATTCTCCATGTATTGTTCGGGACGCACCTTGCGGGATATTGCCGAGGAATTAAAGGTAAGCGAATCTACTGTTTGTTTGTGGCGGGATACCCAGCGTTGGATTCAGTGCCGCGAACGTCTGGTCAATGAGCAATCTCCCGCTCCTTGGGAAGATGACGGGGTTCCTTCTGTTATGTCAGAAATCACGGCTTCGCTGGAAACCATGAAAAAATCAATCAAGTTTTTAACTGGCAAGGTTCTGGTGAAGGCTGCTGATGCTGCGCAAGACCTAGACGGCATGGAGGCTCTTGGCATGATGAGAAACATCAAGCAGTTGGCAGAGGCAGCATCTATCAACTTCTCCGAGGGCAATAATCAGCAAAATGCAATTCAGATCAATATTGCCACCAAGCTGGAGTCCATGAAGATTCCCGAAAACAACACCTATGAATCGGAGCTAATTATAAATGAGTGAAGCACTTAAATTTTGCTACGAAAGAAAAACGGATGTACCACCACAGGGATGGTGGGTAAAATGTCCAATCGTCGAAGAAAAAGTCCAAGGTGGGGACTACTGGGATATGGTAAAAAACTGCGAGAAGCTTTTGCTCTCCAGAGGAATAACACCTCCCGTTGATCTTGTGTCACAAATAGACAACAATCTTTGTGACAGACTTGCTGGGAATACCAACTGCGTTCCGTGTTCAACAGCCAAGCAAACACTTGGATTTGGCGAAATTGTGCGGTGGGTAAGGGCAATGTACCACTTCGCCAAAGACAACAAATTTCAACTGGTTGATCAGGAAGAAGCGGAGCGAAGGGCTAAAATATGTGCATCTTGTCCGCAACAGATCCCCACTTCTGGATGTTGGGGGTGTAAGGGAATTGCTGGAATGTTGCCCCATATTGCGGGGGCAAAGACAACGTCTTATGACCAGCAACTTAAAGCTTGCGGGGTTTGCGGCTGTTACAATGCTGTATCAGTCCATCTTCCAATTGATGCACAGGGTGGAGAAGGATTGAACTTCCCGCCCCATTGCTGGAAGGCTACGCCACCTCAAATCGGGTAATTGCCTTGTTGAAGCTCATATTGGCCACGCCTGTCGGGCCGTCACGATGCTTGCCGACAATAAACTCCATTGTAGGATTCTGCTCATGGTCTTGAGCGTCTTCGCTGTGGAGCATAATGACAATGTCTGAGTCCTGTTCGATGGCTCCAGATCCTTTGAGATCTGAAAGGCTGGGGCGTCCTCCACGCTTGTCTGGGTCGCGGTTGAGTTGAGCCAGCACCAGAACAGGAACCTTGAGGGTCTTGGCTAAATCCTTGATGCCACCGCTAATCTCCTCCACCTCGCACACGCGATTGTCTTTTCCGCGCTTGCTATCGCCCTTGACCAACTGGAGGTAGTCAATGATGATGAGGTCTAGCGGCGTCCGCTGGTGGGCACGGCGGGCCACCGCCTTGAGATAGCCGATAGATTTGGCCGAGCTATCATCGCAGATGATTTCGGATGCTTGGATTTCCTGAACAGCCCGTCCGAGAGATTGCTTTTGATGCGGGGTCACCCGACCAGATAGGATATCAGCAGCACCCACACGCGCCCGCGAGCGGATCATGCGCTCCATGAGGGCAACGCTTGTCATCTCCAAAGAGAAGATCAAGACGCGCTTTTTCTGGTTAAGTGCCACATTTTCTGCAATCTGAAGGGCGCTGGCCGTCTTGCCAACCGCTGGTCTTGCGGCCAAGACAACCATGTCCCCACCGCGCAAGCCAAACATAAGAAGATCATCCAGAGGTGTAATACCTGTGCGAATGCCGATGCAGGGTTTTCCTGCAATCGTGGATTCGATGTTCTGGGCAGCGCGGTCTAGGGCGCTGTTAATCGAGAGCTTGCTACCATCATCCATCTCGTAGTCGGCTCGCATGACGGTGGTCTCTGACCAGTTCTTGAGTTCTTCAATCTTTAACTCGCGGTCTCTGGCTTTGTGAACCATGTCGTTAGCTAAGTATTCCAACGACCTTCTGTAGCGGGCTTCCTCCAGTTTGGGGTAATAGCGTTTCCAGTTGTTGTGGGCCACACACGAAGTTGCGACCTCTGTAATCTTTTGCTCACCCCCGACGATATCGTATTCGTTGGCGGCTTCGATCTCCCCCTTGACGTTGATAATGTCCGCCTGCATCCCCTTGGCGATACAGCGCATGACCGCCCGAAAGATGATCTTGTTCTCCTGAAGGTAGAAATGATCTTCCTTTATGGATAAAAGGATCTCACGCTGATCCTCTGACGGGGCATGGCAGAGGCAGGAAAGGATGGCGGTTTCGGCGGATGGTTCAAAGATGACTTCTTGCATAGGAAGCGTTAGACAGCCTCTTGGGCCTTTCGTTCACGCTTTCTTTGCAAAATTTCCATCATCGCCTGCCTGCGGCGTTCGCGCTCTGCTTCCGAGATTATCCGCTTTTTTTTAGCTTTTTTGAGTGATTTACGCACCACTTTTGAAGCTTTATCACAAACCGTCCCACTTTGTGCATCATTGTTGACGCTTTGCTCTAATCCCATGGAATCTGACGGCATTGGAAACCCCTCTTGCGCCATTTTGTGGAGAGATCCGTCTTTACACCCGTGGATGACCACTGCTTGGCTAGAGATGATTCTATCTGGGCAAGTAACCCCTTGGACAGCTTGGGCTTCGGGATCTTCGGCAAAGAACACAATCTTCCCATCCCTCCATTGGTAGTTAACGCTTTTCCAGTAGGTTCGGATGAGCGGCGTGTCGCGGCCAATCTCCATAAAGTTCCATCGGCAACGAACATCCCAAGGCTCTGGAACGTTTCCCGATTCCCTATAGGCCAAATTGTAAGTTGATAAAGATTGGGCTGAAGGACAAAAGTCTAAGAAATTAGGAGGGTAGACCGCACTGCCCACAATCATTTTGTAGATATTCTTTCCATTGGTTGCCATACCTCCTTCGTAGAGATGGCCCATGATTCCGACTTTTTTGTGGTATTCGGAATCGAGATCGTCAGCCCAACCCTCTTTCATCGGAACGCAGTCTGGCTCCCAGAAGTAGAATGGGGTATTGGTCGAATACATGGCAGCAGCCACATCGGCAAACATCTGGTTCGGGCCAAGAGGCCAGCCGTCAAATCCGTCTTGGGCGAACAATTGGTCAACTTCGGGAAAGCTTTTCTTGAGTTCGTGAATGACATCGGAAACACCAGATGTATCACTCTTGGTACATACTGTTGCCTTGTGGCGCATGTTAATTCCCATGGCAGTAATGGCCTTGGCCGACTCCATAGCCAGATCTGCGTCTCCGTTGTGGTAGGCAAAGACAATATTCATTGTGCGTCGAAGTTAAGCGGCCAGCTAGGATGAATGGGATCTTCCAGACGAATGCGGACGTTGCGCTTTCCAGACCTCGTTAGCTGGTCGGCCTGAAGAGTTGCCTCTTCATGGGAAAGACCGAACCCGTGGAGTTCGACGGTTTTTTCTCCGTAACACACAATAAATGTTTTGGTTTTATCGCTCATTTTTTCTTTTTCTTGGCTTCTGCTTGGTTGATGTATTTGGTAAACTGTTCAGCGCATGTAGTGGCCATGTCGATTTCTGATTCGGGGTCGAACCAGTAACCATTACGTTCAGCGAACAACGCTTCCATCGGCATGGGGGTTCCTCGACGGAATCGTGGGCCAACCACGAATGGGGAGACGGAGTCTTCATTAATGACTGTTAATACTACCTTGAATCGGGCCATGGACTCCAATACTTAATCACACGCTCAAGTATATGTCCAATACCACTCCACCCATGGTGGGGATGGTAGTGACAGGCCCACCTCAATGGAGGGTTTGACTCGTCGTTTTTAATAAGGTAGATTCCCTCAGTATCGGGCTTTGTATCGTTGTAATCGTTCCAAGTGATCATAGTAGGTATGACAAGAAAAACTCCACTTCGTTCAAAAACTCCACTGAAAAGGTCCAATGGCTTCAAACGCAGCGGAAGGTTGCGGTATGCATCCCCCAAGCGCCAGAGTGAATACAAGGCACTTCATCCCATGTGCGAGAAATGCAAGAAGGCGAAGAGTCAGGACATCCATCATAAGGCGGGCAGGGTTGGGCGCTACCTTTGCGACTACAGCCTTTTTGCCGCGCTCTGTCGGGCCTGCCACTATTTTCTTCATGCCAATGGCCGCGAAGCCCGCAAGCAGGGCTGGATCATTGATACAATTCATGTTCTTCAAGATCCCGCTCCAGAAGTTCAATCTCCGCGCCAAAGTCAGGCTCATACTCACGAATAAGCGGATTCCACACTTTATTGCGCGGGGCTGTCAAATTTCGCCAGTTATCAACAAGATTAAGCCAGCTAGTCTCCAGCGGGGCGTTCCATTCCTCCTCTGGGGGGAAATTCCAAGGATAGGGTCGCGGATAAGAAGCGCAACCACTTGCAATAAGTAGTGCTAATCCTATCCCTGCTCTTTGAAGTCGTAAAACCATAGTTCCTCCTCGCTTTCACTAACCCATCTGCTGCCTGTATGCTCGCAGCTAAACTCTTGGCTGAAAACCTTCCAGTTGGGCTTGGTTGGGAATTTTTTAGCGATAAACGATCCGCCGTCCATCCATAACACACGGTTGTTGGGTTGGATAAAATATTGCCCATCTCCCGCAAACACATGGCCGCATTTGTGTCCAGCAGCCATCTCCCCGTAGCCACTTGTGTAATGAGGCCCAAGGCACCAATCCAAGGTGAACATATACTTGGCCTCCTCAAGGGACTTGTTCTTGAGCATGATGTTTGCCGCCCGATTCTTGCAGTAGTCCAAGATGTTAACACTGCAATAGTAGCTCATGGAGTCCCAGAGTTGTATCCAATCCAGAGGGTAAAACGTCCCTCCAATTTCCTCAGTGTGGAGATAGTGGATCGGAACTCTGGCATGCTGGCTTCCGTATTCTGTCATCACGCTAAACAACCCGCAACGTTGAGGGATGGAGGTGAAGGCAAATACTTCGACTAGTTGTC